GCAGTTTGAGGATAATCCCTAAATTGATTATTAAAAGTTACACCAGATTTACCATGCCTTAATCTAGCAAGAAGAGCTTGTATTGGTGACTGCCCTCCTTGTGCTCCTTTCTCACCTATTATTTGTGAATTAAAAACAATCTTCTCACCTGATCTAGTAACATCAACTTTAAATTTTGAACCAAAATAAATGTAAGTAGTTGCTGCAATAGAATCTTTAAGATTACCAGGATTATTTTCAAAAACATTTCTAAGTTCAAAACTAATATCATTCATTCCAAATTTATCCAATGCTTTCCATGATTTAAGATTAGTTAAATATTTTGATGAATCGACATTGAATATCTTATAAGTACCACCAGACTCAATTTTTTTAAGTGATATTCCAACCAATTCTTTTTTCTCTATCAATTTAACCAGATGAAGATTCAATTTCATTAAGCTCTCTGGATTTGGATTTTTGGTTGCTTCTGTAATTTCATCTTCGAGAGTGCTTTGTTCAGATCTTTTAACTGCCCATAGATCAGCAGGATTCCACTGTTCATAAGATCTTCCCACTTTAACACCAGGAGCTGTGCTCAAAGATTGTAAATGCTCACTAAAAAATACTTGCATATCTCTCTGACCTTTATACTTATTATGTTTAAATGGAGCCCATGTAACTGAACTATAATGTTTGAAAAATAATTTATTCTGCATAAGGAATGTATAAATCCAACTATCCAACTTATGATCAACATTTCCTTTAGCAAAAAGTTTCTCCAAGTCTTTATAAACATCATGCACAAAAATATCTTCTTCCGTCTTAAATACTTTTTTTGACTCTAATACTGCATTAAGTACCATCATAGTTGCTGGTTCTGATATTGCTGGTTTTACTGCACCTTTCTTTCCTACTGCAGGATACTCTCTGACATCAAAATCAATATATCTTGTACCTTTTCCATTGTCACTATATTTTAATCTAATAACTGGACTCTTTAGTCCTTTGTTTATACCCTTTACTGGTTCTGTTACCTTTGTTAAAGTACCACCTTTCCATTTATCCATCAAGGTTTGAATCATTTTATTTTTAAAATTTTTCACTACTGGTTCAGTATCAGGACTATCTAATACAATCTTTACACCACCTGTTTTTGTAGTCTCAATACCAAACAATACTCTTTGAAAATAAATCTTCTTTTTAGAATCCTTCTTACCTAATTTTTCAAGATAAGATTCTATATCAGCAGTAGTTATCTTGGTCGCCATAATCTTTTTTAATTATTTATCTTAACATAAAAAAAGAGGGTGGTTAACCCTCTATATTGAATGTTGAATTTAATTTATTTTCATCTTTATAATCTAAAAAATCAACTAATTCTGGTTCACTTTCACCTTCAAGTTGGTGTAATGTATAAACCTCACCACCTAAACTATGAACTCCTTTTACTGGAAAATCAATTACCCAATCAGGAAAAACACCTTTAATTTTTCCATTAATTAATTTTTCAGCTTCATTCCTGTAACTATTGTACGATAGATTACAAAATGTAACCATTTTTGCAAATAAATCATCCCTATCCTTTTTCACACCAGCAGCAGTGCCTTTTCTAGATTGAATAAGTATCTTTACATCATAACTATTCTTTTCGGCTTCCCAAAGATGTCTAAGCACATCCCAAGCATATCTTTTGTTGTAATTAGTATCAGCAGTCATGGTGAATAGTTTAGTACCATTCTTATCAGTTGTATTATCACCAAATGGATTATTAGTATCTTTTACATACTCTTGAACCTCATCTTCCGTAGAATTTTGAGTCATTCTTGTAGGTTCTTCACCCCATTTAAGAATATTATTTTCTATGGTACTAATAGCACCAACATAATTATACCTTTTATCAATTCCCATCAAGTCTAGAAGTTCTCTCACTATTTTAATATTAGTGTGATCAAGATTATTTTCTTGACATACTCTTACACAAGCAAAAACAAAATGATCTTGAACAGCATTAGTTGAACCGTCCGTTGCATTAATATAAACACCTGCCAGAGTTATTATTGAATCTGGTTTTAAACCACTATATTTGTGTCCTTTAACTAATTTATATTCAGCACTAGGAACTTTTGAAATTGCTAATTGATTAGCAGCAGCATGAGAGTGTCTACGATCAATTAATTTTTTAAGTGATTCTATGACAATAAAGGGAAATGGCCATTCAAATAAATTCCATCCCCATGCATTAAAGGATGCATTAAGAGCATGAACATTTCCTTTTTCTTTTCTTACTCCTCTACATCCATTATCTGTAGCGAATAGATGCTTTAAACGTTCTATTGAAAATCCTATGAATTTTAATAGTGGAAAGTCTTTTAAAGGATCACTATCCTTACTTAATACCGACTTAATATCTTCCACTGAAAGGTTTTCAAACCTTTTAGGTAATCGTGCTGACATTTTTAAATTAATTAAATACGACCTCTGTATAAACAGTGATCAATGTACCTTATATAGTACCATAACATTTTTCAACTGTCAAGATTCCATAAAAAAAAGACCCTCCCGAAGGAGAGTCTTTGAAGAAATATAAGCATCTAGCTTACATGAGGTTCTTAACAGCAACACGTCTGTAGTAACGGTTCTTATTCTCAGTAAGAACGCCAGAACCTTGGGTAAGACCTTGACTGAATGGGTTCTCAACCATTCCGTATCTAGTCTTAAATCCAATTTTCGGTTGGAAACTATTCTCTCCAACTGCACGAACCATCTGTAGTGGAACGTATGGGCAGTAGAACAGACCAGCATCATAAGGAGAAGTACCCTTATAACCAACAACATAGTACTGATTACCACCGTTAGTCTGGGTATTACCAGAAACGTCTAGGTTAGCAGAATATGGGTCGATGTATACTCTGTACTTACCTTGAAGAACACCAGCAAATGTATTACCAGTATCATCAACATTAAGGTTAGCATTAAGAGCAGGAGTGTAGTCAAGTACACCAGCCATTGTAAGTGCAGAAGCAACGTCAGCAGAACAAAGGATGATGTTACCCTTTCCACGACGAGTTCTTTGTGCGATTGCGTTAGCATCTCTTTCAATCTGGAACAGAAGTCCTTTGAACTTCTCAACAGACCATCTTCCGTTTGAGTCGATGTCTAAGTCGAAGATACCAGCTTGTGCAGTGTTAGAAACAGCACCCTGTTCAGCAACCTTGTAGATACTACGGATAACTTCTCTGTTTATCTCAGCAAGTATCTCTGTAGAAAGGATGTTAGCAAGTTCTGCTTCAGCATTCAATCCGTGGATTGCCTTAAGGTCTTGAGCTAGCTCTAATGAGTACTCAGCTTTAAGTGCTCTGGATCTCGCAGTTACAGTGACTTTCTCGATTGAGAATGCCATCTGGTTGAAAGCAGCAGAACCAGAAGTTCCAAGTGCTTCAGCCTCACTTGTCTCCATACCTTGACCAACGTTATAGTCGGTAGAAGTAGCAGATGTTGTAGGGTTAAGAACAGATGGGTTAGTACCTGTTTGGTTAGTTGTACCAAAACCAACGGATGTGTTACCAAATCCAGAAGTATTGTTATAACTAGCATTCATTCCAGAGAATGCAGTGTCTGCTTCGTTGTAGAACGCTTCGGTTCCAGTCTGCTTCTCGTAACGAGAACGCATTGCGAAGATAAGTCCAGTAGGACCAGACATTGGTTGAACACCAGCAAGGTCATATGCGACCAAGTTTGGCATTGAACGTCTAATCAATGAGATTAGAACGGGGTCGAAACCAGCAACAGGACCAGTTGCAGTTGCAGTACCACTAAAACCAGCAGGATTACTACCTGCAGAGTTTGCTGGTGCGGCTTCGGAAAGAAGTGATCCACTCTCTTGGAAAGCAGATGACTCTCTTAAAAATTTTTCTTGGTTCTCTAGTAGAACAGCAGTAACCGATCTCTTATGATTGTCTTCGATTTTATCGAGACCTTCATACTCTAGAAGGGGCTTCCACTTTTCGACTAAATGTTCTGATTGGAACATCTTAGTTTACCTAATTAGTGTTTACGTTTGATTAATTTTAAAATCAGTTTTTGAAAGCTGAAAGTGTTTTCAGATAAGATTCCATTGATCCAGAATAAGTTTCTGGTGCAACATCCATTCCTTCTGATAGGGTTTCAGTCTTTGCAGTTGGAGCTTTTGAAGTGAAATAAGATTCCTTCAATGTCTCTAACTTTTCACGATATTCTGTGTCACTTTCAAACTCTACACTTTCGGCAAGTGAAGCGAGCTTCTCTTTCTGAGTAGCAGCAAGGCCATCAGAAACAGATTCTAAGATACCATCAGCAACAGACTCTGCGAGTCTACCGTTTAAATTGATATTCTTTTCTATTTGCTCATTGAGCTTGGTTTCCATGTCATCAAGTTTTTCTACCATACTCTTAAGGACATCATATTTCTCTTCAGGGATTTGTACATAATGTTCTTCAAAAAGACCCTTCATTCCTTCAAGGAATGATTCGGTCATGTCTGCCCTAAGGCCATTTTCAATGGCAAGTTGATTCTCATCGAACCACTCATCGGCGACATACTCAAGGTAAGAATCTACACGTTCCTGTAGACCTACCTTAATTTCTTCTACGTGCTCATTAAGTTTAGAGTCAAACTCTTCTTGGATTTCTGCACGGATTGCGGAAGCTTTTGAGTTGATAGCAGATTCAAAGATTGTCTTTGCTTTGCCTTGGTTCTCCTCACTGAGTTCTAAACCTTTGACAAGAGCATTAAGATCATCTTCCATATCATACTCAACTGTCTCTTCCTCGACAGTTTCTTCTTCAGCAACGATTTCTTCTACTTCAGTAGGTTCTTCTGCTACAATTTCTTGCTCGTCAGTCACTTCTACTTCGTCTCCTTGCTTTAGAGTTTTTCCTTTGCGTTTAGTCACGACATCGGCTACTTGTTTTAATGTCGCAGCAGGATCTTTCAACTTAGCACTATCATTAGTAGGGCTATAGTTGTCTGGGGTAGGGCCACCTAAATCCTCATAACTTGGTGCAGTTCCACCTGTAGTTAGTTTTGGCATTGGTTCTGCTGGTTTAGCATTAGCATTAACAGCAGTTTTAGATTGCTTTGTGCCTACTTCCATTTCTTGTAATTGATTTCCACTAGACATTTGAAGTTTCTCCGATTTACCTGATTAAATCTATATTTATTTAGAATATTTATAAGTTTGATAAGAAATTGTTAAATAGAGCCAATTTTTGCTCCTCCAATTTCTTCTGTGTAGTCAATGTATCAATCTCTTGATACGTCTTAGCAGCAAACTTCTCACGAAGTATACCACCATCCCACACCCAGTCTTTTCCTTCCATAATTCCCTCAACAAAAGCATCAGGAGCAGAAGGATCAGCAACGATATCAGCAGCAGTTGCTAACATAAAGTCGTCACCGACAACATTAATTCCTTCACGAGTTGGTTTTAAAGAACCAATTCCTCTTGAAGAAACACCAAGTTTAACACCTTCGTCAAGAAGTGAAGATGCAATTTTACCCATTGGTGTGCCAAGAAGTTTAGCTTTACCAATAAAGTTAGAACCACTTTCTTTAAGTGATACTATTTTATGAGAGACCCTATCGAGATTAACGGTTGGACCTTCTGGATGACCAAGTTCACCAAGAGCTCTGCCAGATACAACGTGATTTTCGTTGTAACGTCCAACTTCCCTCCTAAGAGTTTCCATTGGATACATGCGACCATTACGGTTCTTTATGTTTCCTTGTAAGAAAACACCCTCGATATACATGGACTTCTTGCCGTTTCTAGTTTCGACAAGAAACTCTACTGATTCAATTTCTTCCGTAATGAGTTTCATCAACCTTCCCCTGTGATCTGAACTTGCTGATAATATAATGTGCTTTTTCCAGTGGCAGCACCACCTTTAGCAAGAGCACTCACTTTAAATGAATTTCTTAATTCTGCATAATTATCAGAACTATATGCTGTTACGATACCAGAAGTATCTGCATCAACGGTAATTCTTGTTGAATAATAACCGTTTCTACCAGCTCCACTGAATACTTTAGATACAGTGGCAAATCCAACTACATCATCATAATAACTTTGATCTGTTACTGTTAGATTAACACGAGATCCAACTGCAAATGGACTACCAGTTCCTTCTGGAAAATCAATTAATGTAGTAGCACCAGTAGTAATTCCAATCACTCTTTGAGAGGATGGTCTACTTAAACTGATAGATGCAGGTACATTTTTAGCAACATAATAACTTGCGGTTGTAGCAGAAGCATCTGTTCCTATTGAAACATGTGCTCCTTGAACAGCATCAGCCCCTACGAGAACAACTCTCAGAGTATCTGATTGTTGAGCTATTCCACTACTTGTAGTATTTGCAGTATCAGTTGTTAATGCTATGGAAGCACCACTTCCTACGGGTTGATGAGCCATTTATACAAACCTTATAGTATTAAAATTCATTTACTAGTTATTTATAATTACTCTTCATCCTCAGTTTCAACTTCGGTTTCTACCTCAGTTTCCACTTCAGTATCTGCTTCTAATGCTGCATCAACTTCAGGTTGAGTAGGTCCATTGTCAGAGTTAAAAACACCAGATGCCACAGCAGGACGATATTCATCAACTCTCTGAGATGATTTTCCGTATAAAATGTCTTTTATTTTATCGCTGACTTGTGAAGCCGAATCATCCGCAGCAATCATATCCATAAGTTCATCCATATTAATAGTGTCAAATAAGTAACTATAATCTATTTAGACACTATTTATTGTGACTGAAAATTATACTCAAGAATAATTTTATATAATGCTTCCTTCATAGCAATCATTTTTTCCTTTTCACCTCTAACATCCATTATATTTTTAGGATACATCTTCTCAACATAATATGAAACGGCGGTATGTAATAAACGAATGTGCCTTACATCCCAATCTACTTTTAAATATGGTTTACCAGCCTCATCTCTTTGAGGCTGATCGTTATCCATTATATTTCTCCACCTTTAGGTCTAACTATATTTGTATCCATAGTTGTAGCTTTACTATCTACATCCATAGATCTAAGTGCAGCATCTGGTTCTCCACCAGCACCATTAGAACCAAGTTCTCCTTCAACTGGCATTGGTCTCATTCCACCACTACCTTCTGGATCTAACATCATTTCAGCAGGATCAGGAATAATACCATCTTTAATTTCCTTCTCAATCTTCTTATCTTCTTCAATAATTTCTTCGTCTGTTTGACGTAAAACTCTACGTCTTACATAATCTTGAGAGTAATATTTACCAATATAAGGTTCTACAGTGGCAAGTAATGCCATTCTTTCATTCTGTAATTCTGCTTCTTTTAATTCAGTAAAGTGATTATCATATAAGAAATCATATTGAATATGCTCACTCATTACTTCCCAATCTTCAGGAGTAACTACATTCGTTAGAAGTAGTTGAGTTTTAAGCATATCAGTGAACATATTAGAGAATCTCTTTCTCAAACGTCCAACAAACTTACTAAATTTAACCTCGTCTCTTAATATCTCAGAGGATCTTCCCAGATTGAATCC